AACGGCGACCCAAAGCCCTTCGTCTGGACTGCCGACCCGGATCGCATCATCCAGGCCGCAAAGCGCGGGCACCAAATGTTAGACTCGCACCACTAGGAGTGACAGCATGGACGGGCAAGGCGGCTATGTTATCCGCCCAAGCCGCTATTGACGCTGTTGGGGCTGAGCGAGCCTGGATTTCACAGATAAGCTACGGCGCAAATATTGCCGCAAACTCGTCTATTGATGGAGTTGCATATGATAGAGCTATGAGTTTCAATATAGGCTTGCAGAACACCGGTAGGAGTCCAGCTATAAATTTATCATTGACTACTGATGTCGTCTGCTGCCGCATCGGCGATCCGGTTCCTGAATTTTCAAATCTAATTGGTCCCAGTAATGATGACTCAGGTGTCGTAGGTCCCGGCATTCAAGTTAGTGCTGAAAGCCCTTGGGTGGTCGGCGAAGATTTGCAAAACTTCATTAATAGAACGCATGTTCTGTATATACACTGCCGCGCCTGCTACTACACAACCGAGGCACCGACGGTTCGAAGAATGACTGAATTTACTGGGCAAGTTTATTGCAACCATTATAGCAAGAATTATACCTCAAGAGATGGTTATAAGGACACTATGGTTGCGAAGGGCCGCAACACCGCCAGTTAGCGCGTCTTTCCGTCGAGCAGGGTGCGAAATCTTCGCAGGCTCAGGTCCGGAAAGTTTCCGGAGCAGAGCAAGAACGTCGGTACCGCCCGCGCCTGCTATTCCGCGGCGGCATCCGCATGGTATCTTCTCGCCATGCCCCGCTGGTCGCGTTTTCTCCCCGCTATGCTCGTCTACCTGCTCGCAATAGTCGTGGCTTGGTGGGTGATGCAGGCGTGGGCTCCCCGGTCCGCAGATGCATCCCCCGTGTTAATGCTCGGCATGTCGCTGATGCTGCTACTGTTCTGCACCCTCGCGACGATCCTGCTCTATCGCTACATCGTGCGGGCGCACCCACTATCAGGGAAGCGGCATAGATGATCCGAGCTTTATGGATGCTGGCTCAGGCCGCCGTGATCGGGTGGTGCACGTGGAGCGCGTTCAACAACGCCGACGTGCACCCGGACCCGCGCCTGTCGGGCCCGCTCGCCGTCCTGGTCATGTTTCTGCTGTCGGCGCTGATGGTGGCTTTCGCCACCGCGGTCCTTACGAACCTATGGGACTGGGCGCACCGTCAGCTTCAGGGGCTCCCCTTCCGTGCTGGGCGCGCGATCGCCCGCCTGCGCACCGCGTCCCGTGATCCGGGTCAGGCGATCGAGCAGGGCGATGGTCGACGCGCCCGGCTTCGCGGTGGCGAGCTGCGCCAGGCGCTGGCCCCCTTCCGGGGTCGTGAGTAGCTCGGCGAGCCGATCCACGTTCTTGCCCGCCTGCCAGTCGTCGAGCCGGTTCATGATGCGTGACGGCAGCTTGAATCCGCCGGTGGCGATCGCCGCGCCGCCTTCGCCCACCAGCCCGCGCCGGCGCAGCTCCTGCAGCGCCTCGTTGTTGAACGAGGTTTTCGAGCCGATGCCCTGACGGGTGCCGGTGGCTTCCAGGATGTCGAGGAAGCGCGAGAAGCCCGCGTTCACCCGCTCCCCGTTCGGCAGGGCGCGGATGGCTGCCTCGATACTCTCGCGCTGCAGATCATTGCCCCGAATCGCCGCGGCGAACTTCGCTCCGCCAGCCTGATTGGGGCCTGTCTGGAGGCGTTGCGTCGCCTCGGCGAACTCGGTGCCGAGATGCATCCGGACGAGGTCGCGGGCCGCCCCCGGATTGCTGCGGGACAGCGCCTGCACCGTCGTGGCGACCTCCTGCGCCGTCCCCTCCCTGGGCTTGGTCGGGAACAGTGCGGCGATCGCGTCGCTGACCTTGGGCGAGTTGGCGATGCGGCCGAGCGGTGAACGGTCCACCGCCTCGCGACCCTGATAGGCCACCGCGAGGCGCTGGAGGCGCTGGCGAGCTTCCGGCAGCTGCGCGAGCAGATCCTCGTTCCGGCGCATCGCGGCCCGAATCGTCGTGGCGGAGGCGCCGCCCTCGGCTCCCCCAACCTCGTCGAGGATCCGGGTGACCTCGCGGTCCTGGAAGGCGCGGCGCGCTTCCGGCGTCGCGTTCGCCAGGAACTCGCGCGCCGCCGTGGCACCCTGCACCGCGCCCGGCACCTGTTCGGCCGGCGTCGCCATCCGGCCGGTGCGGGGATCGCGCTGGACCACGCGGGCAAGCGGCGTGTTGCCCGAGAACGGCTCAAGGGGCCGGCTGTTGGCTGCGAACCGTGCATCGGCCGTCGCCATCTCGGGGACAGACTTCAGCACGTCGTCGAGGGCCGTCCGGGCTGCCTGCAGACGGCTCGCCTTCACGCCATCGCCCATGTCCGTCGCGGTGCGGATGTCCTCGTCGAGGCGTTCGCGGGCCTGGTGCAGCCCCTCGACCGTCATGTCGGTTTCCCGGCCGGCCGGCCCGAACAGGTTGCGTCGGGCCGCCTGCAGCGAGGCGCGGACGTCGCCCTTTGCGGTGCGCAGCGCATTGTCGACCGCGTCGAGGGCGGCTTGCGGGTTCACCTGTCCGAACCGGACGCTCGGGATCTCCTCGGTGACCGTCGTCGACTTCACATAGGGCTCAAGCGGCCCCTCCATCCGGTTGACCACGTGCTCGTAGGCGTCGAGCGGGTCGCTGATCTCGCCGCGCATCAGGGCGCCGACCACGCGACTGCGGATGTCAGGGTGCACGCCGGCCGGGTCGATCCCGGCGCGGGTCAGGTCCTCGTCGAGACGGGATTCCGAGGTCGACAGCGCAGCATCGTATTCGTCGCGACCGCGGCTCGCCTTGGAACGCGCGCGCGGCTTCCCCTGCGCATCCATCGGGTAGGACGGCACGCCGCGCTGTTCGTTCTGGAGCTTGCGCAGCAGCTCGGACGAGATGTCCCGCGCCATGCCGCCGTCGGCGTCCGGTCGGAAGTAGCCCTCCTCAATCAGGCGCTCGCGCCAGAAATTGTCGAGGCTCTTGCCGTCGGACCGGGCGACCTTGCCTACCCCGGGTACGGTGAAGCGGTGCAGGTCCATCGCGGCGGCGTCGCCGTCCAGGTGCAGGCCGCCGTTGCGAGCAATGAAGCGGGCGAGGCTTTCCGGGCCTGGCTCGGCTTCCACGGCGCCGGGGCGCTCGAAGGGCTCCACCGGGCGCGGGGCATCCGCCTCGAACTGGGGGCGCGAGTAGGCGGGCTGGGTCACGATCGGCTCCCCCGGCCGCTCCACCGTGACGGTCCCCTCAATCCCCGCGTTCTCGGGAACGGCCCGGGCGGCGGCATAGTCGCGTGCGGCCTGCTCGGTGCGAGTCGCCTCGCGGGCGTCCGCGACCTGCCGCATCTCCTGCTGGATGACCTGTCCGGCGCGCTCGGGCGAGACGCGGGGACCCGCGGCCTGGGTCGAGCGGATCACGGCCTGCCCCTCGGGCGTGCCAGCCACGCCGGCCCGGGCCGCGGCCTGGACGTCGGTGCCGACCTGGGTCGGGCTGGGCCCGGCCGGCGCGACGCGGTCGAGCGCACCACCACCAGCCGCGCGGATCTGCTCGGCCCGCCTCCCGAAGAAATCAGCCAAGCCGCCCTGGCCTTCGACCACACGCAGCAGGTCGCCGGCGCGGCGCGGCCCGAGGACCTGCTGAGCCGCTTCGGCCCAGGTCAGATCAATCGGGATAGCACGACCGTCCGCGCCGCGGAGAGCGGCGCCGTCGTCGACCACGGCCTGGATCTTCCCGAGCTCGTCGGGCGTGATGCTGCCGAACGACTTGTCGAACAGGCGCTCTGCGGTCGAGGTTCGGCCATGGAGCGCACCAGCGGCACCCGCCGCCAGCGCGACGCCGCCGCGGGCCCACGGCTCCAGGTCGGTGCCCTTCGTTGCCTGTCCTGCCGTTTCACTGGCCACGGCCGGGATCAAAGCGTTCTTCACCAAGCCCGCGACCGTCTTGCCAGCACCCGGCACGAACTCCGCAAGGGTGCCTGCGTACTCGCCCGCCGTGGTCTGCGGCTTGTAGAGCGGCTGGGTTACCGCCTCGAGGCCCTTGATCGCGGACTCGCCCGGCTTGGGCAGGTCGGATGGGGACGGGATGCTGCTGGTCGAGCGGGTGTCAACGCCGAGATCCGAGTTGGGCGTTCCACCGAACAGGCGGATCGCGCCACGTGCAGCCATGCCGAGGCCTGTATCTGCCAGTCCATACAGCGTCTGAGGCAGGTCTACCGCACCAGCCGCGCCTTTGATCAGTCCGGCGCCGGCCGACTGCACCACGTCACCCGCCACCGACGCGGCGCGGCTCAGCGCGGACGGTTCGGCCGGCCGGGGATCCGGCACGTCGTCGAACAGCCCGCCCCGCACAGGAGCGGCCGAGGGAACGGTCGCAGCCTTCGGAGCGTCGGGGACGTCGTCGAACAGACCCATCAGTCGTCCAGCCTCTTCGGGTCGATGCCGTAAGCGCGGAGTCGCTCGGCGATCACCGCCTTGTCCTTACCACCCGCCACGGCTGCCTTGGCATCGGACAGGGCCCGAGCCGCGGTGTAACCGCCTGGTAGCGCCACGCGCTCGGCACCCTTCGCCACCGGCGCAGGCGAAGGTGCTCCCGAGGCGGGCGTCGCAGTGCTGCCGGCTGGCGCTCCACCCTGGCCGCTCCGGTATTCCTTGAACCGGGTGAAGGGACTCGGCAGGGCGCGGATGGCCTGATCGGCTTCCGACTGGCTGATCTCCTGACGCAAGGCCTTGCCGGCGATCTCTCCGGCCTGGGCCTGATAGTCGGCGAGCCCCCGGAAGGTGTCGGCAATGATCGCGTTGCCCTCCCGGGTCTTCAGGAGCGATGGCAGCGAGTTGCGGAAGGACTTGCCCTCCGCATCGGATGTCGAGCCTGAGCCCGGGACGCGCATACGCGGCACCAGCTTGTCGGCCAGGGCCGTGAAGGCTTCCATCGACTCCATCTTGCCGCCGGCGAGCTTGGTGGCGACGTCGTCCATGCCCGCCGCCTTGGCGTACTGCGCGAGGCCCAGGCGGGTCTGAGCAAGCTTGCCCGAGGCGAAATCCTGAGCGAGCGACGCCATGGTGTCGATGTCGGCCCGCAGCGGCACCGCGTTGTCGGCGGCGTCGACCATCTCGCCGTAGCGCTTGGCCTGGATCTCGCTCGCCTTTTCGGCGAACTTGCCCGCGCCCTTGGTGTCGACGTTGACCTCGGTTTTGCCGCCGCCGATCCCGAACGGCTTGCCGTCCGCTCCCATGCCGCCGGCCAGATTGTCCGGTACGCCCCAGGCCTTGCGCTCGTCTGCCGTGAACGGACGCGGCTGCTGGCCCGCAATGATGACCCGAGACTTATCCGGATCGGTCGGATGTAGCGCGACCATGCCGACACCGGGCATGGCCTGATAGGTGAACTTGTCCTCTTTGCCCTCATAGATGACCCGGCCGTCGGAGCCGACGAGGGCGCCGCCAACGACCTGTGGCTTCTCGGGGGCGCTGTAGATCGGCTGCCCAGTGGAGAGGTCAATTACCGTGTTACCCACCGTCGCGGTCGAGGGCTTGCCCTGGCCCACCGGGACGATCTGGGCCGTGCGTTCGTTGAAGAGTACGGGCTGGTCGCCCATTTGCTGCAGCTTCCAGGGGCTGGCCTGCCCCTTCATCAGCTCGCCGTAGATCTGGGTCGCCATCGGCCGGGTGACGGGGTTCTTCCACGCAGCCTGGAGCGCGGAGGCCTGCTCGGGCGACATCCGCGAGGCGCCGGTACCGAAGCCGGCGAAGCCCTGGGGCGCGGCGGGCGCAACCGGAGCGGCCACAGGAGTGGCCGGCGCCGTGGCGCCCTGGCCCGGGACGAAGAAGCCGGCCGGGCGCGCATCCGGGGCCGGCATGTCGGCCTCGGCCGTGGCTGCGGGCGCGCCGGCCGGGACCATGCCCATGCGCTGCTCCAGCGCCTGGGTCTGGGCCTCGTTCTCTGCCAACTGAACCGGGCGCTGGGCCGCGAAGGCGGGGGGAGCCGCGGCCACCATGCTCGGCACACCAGGAGCGCCCGGCGTGGCCGTGGCCGGCGCGTCGCCACCAAGCTTGGCGAGATAGGCCCGGGTCGAGTTGAGCCGCGCCTGTGCCTCGCCGCCGGGCCGGTTGTAGCCCGCAAATTTCCAGGCGTCCGCCATCAGGCGGTTGGCCTCCTCGGGCGACTTGGCGTTCTGGAGCGCCAGCGTCAGGTCCGGGTTCTCGGTCAGGGTGAACTTCGCCTGCGCGACGACCGGGTCCTGCGCACCGGCCGTCAGCCGGCGCATGTTGGCGAACCGGTCGCCGCGCCAGGACAGGATGCCGCCCGACGTGCCGGGCGCGCCGCTTTCGCTCGGGTCCGACCACGACCCGTTGATGTTGTTGCCCTTGTAGCCACTCTCGTGGGCGGCATAGCCCGCCACCGCCGCGAGACCGTAGGGGTTGGTCAGGCCGCCATCCTTCAACGCGCCGATGAACCGCTTCTCGGTCTCGCCACCGTTGCCGGGCGTGCGCATGGAGGCCTGCCCACCTGCGAACACGGGCACGGCGTTGCCGGCCGGTGCCGGGCCCTGCCCGAGCGTGCCGAGTGTGGACCCGGGGGCGGGCGCGGCCGAGGGCGCAGCGTTGATCCCGAGCAACTGCCCGAAGATCGCCGGGGCCTCGTCTTCCTGCGCCTGCTTTCGCGCCGACTCGTAGGACTTCTCGAAGGAATCCCCGATGCCGGTGATCATGCTGTAGATGCTGGTGCCGCCGCTCATCAGGTCACCCGAAGATCGAGAAGGCAGAGGTCAGGTTCTTGCCGATGTTGCCGATCGCGTTGCCGTTGCCGGCGAGGCCTCCGAAGGCGGAGCCGGCGAGGTTGGCCACGCCCAGCAGGGCGCCGAGCTTGTTCTCGTTGGCCTTCTGCTCTGCCTCACCGACCTTGTAGGCGCCCTGCGCCACGGCGTTGCCGGCGTTGACGTCGATGCCGGCCTTGGCCGCGCCGGTCTGGTACCCGAGGTTGCCGAGCGCCCCGAGGGTGCCGGCCTGCCCCGTGGTCGCGGCGAGCGTCTTGCCGTCGTAGCCCGAGAGGTTCTGGAGCCAGGAGTTGAAGTCGTGCGAGGCGAGGCCGGTCGCGAACTTCATCGCGTCGGTGTCGGCGTTGCCCGAGGCGAGCGTGCCGTTGACCGCACGCGCGCGCTGGAGGCCCTGGAGGCCTTGATCCAGGTTAAACGTGTAGCCCGGGGTCGCGGTGTAGGCGGAACGAGCCGCGACGCTGGCGTCCTTCCCGTTCACGCCCAGCGCGTCGGCGTAGAGCTTCGAGCCAGCCCCGTAGCTGGACGCGAGATTGCCGAAGAGGCCGCCGGCCTGCCCGTAGAGGTCCGCCGCCTGGTCATAGCCCTGGTCGAGCTGATCCTTGCCCTGGATCTGGCCCGTTTGGATCGCCTTCGCGGCGGTCGCAACGGCGTCCTTCATCGGCTTCGCGCTGAACGCGCCGAATAGGCCCATGGCGGCCTCCTACTTCTGTTCGAGGGCGGAGATGCGAGCCTCCTGCGCGACGAGCGCGGCGAGGAGGGCCTGCAGGAAGGTGAACCACTCGCGGTTCAGCACGCCGGTCGAGGCGACGACGGCGGGCGCCTGCGGGGACGGGGTCGTCGGGAGATTGGTGCTCATCGCTGCCCCCGCCCGTACTCGCCATCATCGCTTCTGCGGTGGTCGACGAAGCCGATCGCGAAGGTGTCCGTCGCCAGCCGGATGTGCTCCGGGTTCAGACGCTCCAGGCGGAAGCCAGTACCGCCAGGGCGATCCCATGCCGGGCGAACACGCGGTGTGATGCGAGCCGGGCGTCTGGGCTGTGGCTTGATGCTCATTCGGTGCGGGCCTTGACTGCCATCGCGCCGCCCACCAGGGCGCAGTAGACCGGATCGGACACGTCGATGCGCCAGATGCGGCCCTGCACTCCGGTCAGGCCGGTGCGCAGCACGTTGATGCGGGTCCGGGTCTCGCCCTGGCGGCCGAGCGCACGGCTCAGCGGGTTCGACCAGGTCGTGCCGCCATCGTCCGACCACGAGATCAGGACGCGCGGATCCCGGATGGTCGGGTCGGCCGAGAGCCGCCCAGTGCCGAGCACGAAGTCGAAGTCTGCGCGGGGGATCTGGAGGCGCTGGGGGAAGCCCTGCCCTGGCAGGCTTTCGATCCGGAAGCGCAGCGGCGCGCCGTCCTCGTCGAACACGTCCTCGCGAACCTCGAGCAGGCCGGTGCCGGCGCTGTCGCCGATCAGCCAGCGCCCGAAGGCGTTGGTGCTCTGGGTGCCGCGCCACCGATCCAGTCCGGCGCTGGCGCGCTCGAACCATTGCTCGGTGGTCAGATCATAGACCCAGGTCCGGCCCGGCATCGAGACGACCCAGAACGCGTGGCCGCCGATCAGGTGGACCGAGGCCTCGATCGCGGTCCGGTCGACCTTCGCCGCCGCCGCGAGGTCCCGCTCGACATCGTGGTTCGAGACGCGGGCGGGGGCGTAGCCCGAGAGCTTGTAGACGACGGAATCGTCGCCCACCCACAGCATCTCGTTCGACCAGCCCTCCTCGTGGCCGGCCACGGCCCACGGCCCGATCAGGCCGCGCGGGATGCCGGTGACACGGGCGAGCGGGAAGCCGTTGGCCTGCGCTTGGCCGCCGTAGACACCGATCCCGGACGGGCCGAACAGGAAGAGCTCGTCGCGGAAGGCGATGCCGCGCAGCAGCCCGCCGGGCCGCGCCTGCTCGGTGGTCTTGTCCAGGGTGTTGAACGTGACCGCGTTCAGCCCCGAGGCGAAGCACGTCCCATCGCCGGCCGTGAAGAACAGGAAGCCGAAGAGCTCGCAGACCGAGTTGGGCTGGGGCAGGCCTTCCGGGATGATCAGGGGCTGGGGCTGACCGTCAAGGCGTAGCTTGTAGGCACCGTATTCCGTGGTCGCGACGATGTCCGGCACGGGTGCGCGGTTGTTACGCCCGATCGTGATGCGCTGGGAGCCGGGTAGCGGGCCGAGCACCCGCACCGTGCCGTCCTCGGAGATCCGGGCGACCTGATCGCGGTAGCCGGCGAGCACATTCGCGCCGATCTCGCGCATGCCGCGCGGCCCGCGCAGGCCTGTGTCGACGAAGCGACCAAGGCCGGGCGCACGGCGGCGGGACACGGGTGCACGGGCACCATCGCCGAGCTTCTCGACGAAGGCGTTGATGAGCCGGCCAGAGCCCTCCGCATCGGAGAGCCCGGGGCGCGACGAGAGCGGCCAAGCGATCGCGGGCATCAGCAGCGCCCGCGTCGTGAGCCGCAGCCGCCCCAGAACGGCTCGACCCGCATCGGCGGCCGGGCGTCATAGACCTTGTAGGCCAGCTGCAGGGATGTGCGCGCGCGCTCGGCGTTCGCCATCAGCTCCTGCGCCCGGGTACCGCCGATACCGAACGGCACCATGGCGGCCTCGGCGATGATCGCGGCGAGCGGCAGGTACACCGCATCGTCGATCTCGTCGCCGTTCACCTTCGCGACCTCATCGGCCAGCAGCTTGGCGCACACCGGCTCGATGAGGTCGTCGATCTCGGCCCGATCCTCATCGGAGATGGGCTGCCCAGCCGCGAGCACCCCGACGTCCTTCAGGACGCGTTTGATCAGGTCCTCGCGGGTCCGCATGTCAGCGCGCGGCCTTGGCCGAGGCCTTCGGGGCGGCCGCGGCCGGCGCGGTGGCGGCGTCGAGGTCGGCGCGGGCCTGGGCGAGGTCGGTGCGCAGGCGCTCCAGGTCAGCGTCGGCCGCGTCGCGCTCGGCTATGGCAAAACTACCATCGGCCTGGGCCTGGGTGAGCTGCGCCTGCAGGTCGGTCAGCGCCGTGGTCGCGGCGTCGAGCGCGGTCAGGGTGTCGGCATGCGCCGCGCGGGCCGTCTCGACCTCGGCAAGCGCCGCATCGCGGGCCGCCTCGACGGCCTCGATCTCGTCGACGAGCTTCTCGTTCTCGGCCGAGCCGGTCGCGATGATGTCGCTCAGGCGGGCGATCTCGGCGAGCGCGTTGGTGAGGTCGGCATCAAGAACGGCGACGGGCCGGTCGCTGGTCTCATCCAGGAGTTCGAGCACGGCCGGGGAGGGGCGACCATCCACACGGGCGGTCAGCGCCTCGGCGGTCGCCAGCGCCGGGTCTGCGATGCAGTCGGGGGAGGCATGCCAGCCCTCGGGCAGGGCCCTGCCGGGGGCAAGGTCAAAGATCTCGGCGGACCCGTCGGGCTTGTAGCCCCAGGTCGGGGTGGTCTCGTTCATGTCAGGCCTCGTCTGATGCGGGGCCGGGCCCCAGAATGACGAAGGGCGCCACGAGGGCGCCCTTTCGTCTTAGCGGTGGTGGGATGGCATCAGCCAGCGAGGCGGACAGCGAGGTCCGGGTAGATCGCCTCCCAGCCGAACAGGATGTCGGCGCGGACGATCTCGACGTCGTTGTTGATGTCGTAGTCCTTCACCAGGCGGATCGAGAGGCCCTCGGCACTCTCCTGAGCCTTCCAGTTGACGCTGTCGGGCATCTCCAGCGGGACGGTGACCATCGCCAGGGCGTTCTTGTGGAAGCAGAGGTTCTGCGGGAACACCTGGTTGGCCGCACCCACGATGCCGATCGGAGCGCTGTCGGCCGGGGCCGCCGAGACGGTCTGGTACGGGCCGGAGACGATGATCGCGGGCGAGATCGTAAGGGTGGCGTTGCCCGAGGCGTCGGCGTTGGCGACCGAGCGGACCACGAACTGCTGGAGATAGGGCAGCACGGTCTTGCCGGTGCCGCCCTCGCCCGGGACCGGGTTGACCGCGAACACGCCGCCGATGGTGAAGACGTCGCCCTCGCGAAGCACGCCGGCCGAGGAGGCCGTCCAGCCCTTGGTGGAGAGGGTCTGCACGCCCGTCTTCATCACGTCCCGGTAGAGGGACACCTGGCCGGCGCCGTTCACGAGCGGGGTGCCCGCTTTGGTGCCGACCGTGTGGCTGCGGAGGTTCACCGACTCGTGGGTGTTGAGGCCGGCGAGGTTGCCGATCTCACCGGTGGCCCAGGCATCGGCGGCCTGCTGCGGCATGTTGAGGGTGGTCAGGGTGCCGGCGATCTTGTGGAAGGCCTCCGAGGTCAGAACCGCGCGGCGATCCTGCTTCGGGACGGCCATCTCGGTCATGCGCTGGGCAACGGCGCCGGCCGCGGCGTAGTTCGCCGGGGTGGTGCCGGGCGTGCCGACCACGTTCCAGATCTTGCGGTAGAGCGCGGCACCGTAGGTGTCGACGGTCTGCGCGAGCGTGATCATAGCGGGCTTCACGTAGCGCTCGGAGTAGTCCTCGATCGAGAGCGTGAGGTCCTGGGTGTTGAAGTTCCAGGAGACGTGCTTGCGCTGGTCGATCTTGATCGAGGTGCTGCCCTCCTCGACGTCCTGGTTCTGGCGGGTCGCGCCATCCACGGTCACGAACTTGACCGGCTTGCGGATGGTGACGGTGTCGCCGACCTTGGCGAATTCCTTCTTGTACTGGCGATGGGCCAGCTTGCCGAAGACGAGGGCGTTCTTAAGCTGCATCAGCGCCTCTTTGGCGATGACGGAGGGGACGAGCAGGGGCGTATTGGCCATGGGTCGAGGTGTCCTTCAGACGGTGAGGGGGATCAGCGCTTGCCCGCGCGCCACTTCTCGTACTCGGCGAAGGACATCTTCGACGGGTCGGGACCGGGCGCGGCGGAACCCGTGACGGGCTTCGCGGGGGCAGGGGCGGCGGTGGCTTTGTTGGGCTTCGCCAGGGTCAGGCGAGCTTCGAGCGCGCCCACGGCCTTGGCGGCCTGGAGCGGGCTCATCCCGTTGAGCTTGGTCAGCTCGGCGGGGTTCTTGGCGAGATAGTAGGTGAGCAGCCCACCCTTCTCGCTGTCGACGACGAGTTCCTGGACGTGAGGCTTGATCTCACGCTCAGCAGCACCCTTCACGACCGTGTCGAAGTCCGAGATTTTCTCCCGGGCATCGTCCATGCGGTCGTGGAAGGCTTCGATCGCCGCTTCACGGGCCTGCGACTGGGCGCGTGACGCGTGGGCGTCCCGCTCGTTCAGACGCTGCTCGGCGAGGGCCTTGGCGAGACGGTAATCCGCCTTGGCATCCTCGAACGCGGCATAGTCCTCGAAGTCGGCTTCCTTCGGGGGCGCACCGATCTCTTTCTCGACGGCCGCCTTCCGGTCGCCACTGTCGCCCGTCGGCGCACTGCGGCTCAGGAGATCGGCCTTTTCGGCTTCGAGTCGGGCGATCCGCTCCTGCATCCGCTGGATGCCGGAACGCTTCTTCGGCTTCTCCGCCTCGCCTTCCTCCTCGCCTTCGCCCTTGGGGGCATCGGGCTTCGGGGTCGGGTTGGCCGGATCGGCCTGCTCTGTCCCTGGCTGTACGACCTCGCCGCCTTCGGCCTGCGGGCCTCCGGGAGCTTCGGTCGCGTCCGAGACCTCGCCACCTGCCGCTGGCGTTTCCGCCGGCGCGCCCAGCACGATCAGGTCCTCGTCCATGTGGTTCGTCCATGAAAAACCCGCCCTGGTGAGGGGCGGGTGCGGGCATCATCGCGGCCTGCGCGTCATGCACTGGCCTGCGTGAAGGGGAGCGGACGTGCGTCGGGCCCAGATCGGGTCGGCGGGCACGTCGGAAATGGGGGCTGGCGCGAGCAGGGCCGATGCGGCCCACGCGTCTCGCGACAAGTAGCTATTGCGCGCAGAATGCCCGTGAGGTCAAGCGCCTTCGCCGAGGAACTGCCGTCGGGTCAAATGGGTGGTGCGAGCAGTGTCCGTTCGCAACCAACGAATTGTATCGAAAAGAAGCGTTAAGCACACTATCAGATAATCGCGACATCGAATGGCCCAATGATCTCCGGAGGAGCGACTTCGTAACTCGAACAGCGTCCTATAGGCGTGTGATCGCAGACCTTAGCGAGGCAAACTCATCCATGGCTGTTGGAAAACCGCAGCGTGAAAGCGCAGCTGATAAGCGCCAGTTTCCACGCACTGAGGTGGCGGAGCAAGGCTTCGCTTTGCTGGCAGACGGTAAGAGAATTGCCTGCATAATTCACGATACATCAGAAGTGGAAGGCGATCGCTGTCTTGGCATGCGGGTTGAGCTTATCAACTGCCCTTTTGAGCGCGCACTCGACGGATTCTGGGTGGTAATGCAGTCCGGTCGGATTACCTACTATCGTCCGTCTTGGTCCGAAGCTCTATAAAAAGAGGCCAGTCTGCCAGGGCCGCTAGAACATCCTTCAAAGATCAATTTGGCACCCGCAAGTTCTGACGTGTCAATCAAAGACAGCTACATTGTAGCTCATCCCAGGAATCACACATGCCGCAGGTTTGGCTGAGCTACTCCGAGCTCGGTGAGCACTTTGATTTGGCCACCGAAGCTGCTCGTGAAATGGTTCACGTACGTGGGTGGGATCGTAGACGCTGTCACGATGGTCTGACTCGCGTGAAACTCCCACCAGATGTCGCCCTTTCCTACATGGTGGAGTTCCTCAACCAAACGGCCATCAGCGCAGCATTGGACCTGCGAACGCAAACTCGTACGAGGGAGGGTACTGCGCAGCGAGTCTCGCTGATCTCCAACCGAACTGAGCGGGCGGCTTAATTTCGGTTCTCGCTTTGGATTTCGTTCGGCGCTCTAGGCTTAGGCGAACGGCGCATCCATTGACCCCGCTCAAGGAACTGCCGTCGGGTCAAGGGCGCAGCGCCCGACCGTCGGGCATGCTGTTGCCTGGGATTGTGCCTCATGACCGGCAGCACGCGGATACGTGATTTTGCCTTTGACTCCGGTAGCAGCATGTACACCCGCTGGAGGGCCGAAGATGCTGAAGTCGATGCTCATCACCGCCATTCTTGGCCTTTCGTTGAGGTCGACGAAGGCCGCCTGTGCGCTGACGGTAATCAGTGCGGTCGCTGTCGCAGCCGTCAGCTACGTTTCGACCTACCGTGACCTCGGCTCTATACGAACGATGGCCGACTTGTGGAGCATCATGGGTTCCGGAAGCGTGGCTTATCTGTTCGGTGCCTTCCTGCTTTGAGAAACGGCATTACCACGACGTAGGAGCCTGCGCCCTGCATGCTGTTGCCGCTCACGCACTCGACAACATGCCCGCAGAATCAATTAGGGATTGCGCCGATCCAACCCGTAGCAATTTGCAAGGGATCTCGCACCAAGGTAAGTAAACAGTTGCCTGATGCTGTTGAAGCATGCACGATAATTCAAATTGAGTGATTCGGGGGAGTGTATGCCATGGCGATCAGGCAGGGTACACCGCAGGACGACATTCTTATTGGAACCGTCGGCAGCGACACCTTCATAGGCGGCGGCGGAAATGACATTTCAACAGGCGGCGATGGAGGCGATCGCTTCGTCTACCAGTCTCTAAACGACTTGAGCCTCTGGACCGGTTCTGTGACGAGTCCGCACGAAACGATCACCGATTTTGGTGAAAGCGGGCAGATCATCGAGGGGGAGGAAAACGACGTACTGGATTTCTCAGCAATACCTGATCTTTTGTTCATCGGCGACGACGGCTTCTCCGCTTCAGGTCGCGCCGAGTTTCGCTTTACCGAATTGGGCCAGAACGGCCTGCTGCTGCTATTCGACAGGCAGGGTGACGGCGCGGCAGACGACTTCATGACGCTAGATCAATACATCGGCGCCACTTCAATCGGCGAAGGTTATAGGCCGCCCGTAGAAACAAATATCATCATTTCGTCTGATTTGTATGGATACCACTATGACGTCGGCGGAAGCACGAACGACGTTCTGTACGGAGAAGTGTTCGAGAGCGGTGGCGGCAATCGCCTGTACGGATTTGAAGGCGATGATCGTCTCTACAGTGGCAACACCAGCACGGAAGAATTGTTCGGCGGGGCTGGCAACGATACCTTCTACAATCGAGCGGTGAGCGCCTACATGGAGGGTGGAACCGGCAACGACACTTTCTATGTCAAGAGTGAGTTCGACCAGGTTGTCGAGAAGGCTGGCGAAGGCATCGATCGCGTCATCAGCAGCGCTTCGTATTTTAGGCTCGCAGACAATGTCGAAAACGTCAGCCTGATTGGCGATGCTTATCAGGTTTTCGCCAACGGGCTCGACAACACCGTCAATGGAAGCGACGCGCAGAACTCCATCTTCGGCGGCGGCGGCAAGGATACGCTCTCTGGGGCGGGCGGTGTTGATGTGATCCGCGGTGAAGGCGGCAACGACTGGATCAGAGGCGGAATCGGGGCGGACTACCTTGTTGGGGGAGATGGGGCGGATAAGTTCGCCTATTACACAGTCACCGAGTCTACGAGGACCGAGTACGACACCATCGTCGACTTTCGTGGTCTCGCATCCGGTGCGAGCGCGTCAGAGCGCGACCGCATCGATCTGCATCGCATTGATGCCGATACAACTACGATCGGTGACGAGGCATTCCGCTTCATTGGTAGCGGTGCCTTCACCGGCAAGGCAGGTGAGTTGCACATCGTTGCGGCAACAATTGATGTGGTTGATCCATCGCCGGTCTATGGTGACGAACCCTATCAAACTCCTGGGTACATCGTGGAAGGCGATGTCACGGGCGATGGAACTGCCGACTTTAGGGTCGCAGTCGCCACGGATTATTCCCTCCGTGCAGGCGACTTCTTCCTCTAACGTTAAGCTCATCTGCTCCAATGCTGATCTGCCCGAACTGCATTAGGCCGGGCAGAAGTCGCCGCCCGGGGGCAGGCCGACGTTCCACTCGCCCTTCACGGTGACGCGGTCGCCCTTGGCAATGCGGTGCCACTCGCGGCCGGGCCAATTGATCCAGGCGTTCCGGAGCTCGATGCTCGCCGGGTGCTTCTGACAGCCCATGAGGAGCACTGCCACGGACTGCTGAACCCGGAGGGTCGGCTCGTCGTCGATGTTCATGTCCTGCAGGACCAGGCGACGGATGCCGCGTCCGTCGTTCAGGATCTTCGCCATGAGCGCCTGATAGGCCGTCTTGATGGTCGAGCGCCGGATCAGGAAGAGATCGACATCGCACCCGTCGTAGCCCTGGCTCACGTCGCCGTGCGTTCTCTCCTGCGCGCCGTGAACGCCGGTCCAGCGGGACCGATCGACAACGACCGCGCCGAACTTGCCTGTGACGCCGAACACGTCGCGCGGCTCGCCCTTGCTGACGTCCGACCGGGTGTTGAGCACGTCGAAGCGGGGGCCGAAGCCCCCTGCCTTGAGCAGGAACCCGCCGAGGTTGCCGTCGCGGACCATGACCTTGCGGCCCTGCGCGATGACGTCGAGGCCGCCCGTCCTCGGCTGATTGCCGAGGAGGATGGTCAGGTCGTCGTCCGACGGGGCGACGATCTTCTGATAGCCGGGTGAGGCTGTGATGACGCGCATCACGCGGCCCACAGCGAGTTCTTCCACGCGGTCCAGGCGGGGACCATGCGGACGTTGGCGGCGCTGCCCGGGTGGAGGCCGGCACTATCGCTGGCGAGGTGGCGCGAGTATTTCGTCCCGGCGACCTGGGCGCCGAGCGTCGTGTTCACCAGGACGTCGTGCGGCGTGACAGTGGTGTCGATGCTCAGCACCGACGCGCCGCTGCCGTTCGCGCCGGACCCGCCCGTATCTGGGTTGGCCGAGATGAAGTCGCCGGGCTGCAGCCACGTGGCGTCCGCAAAGAAGTAGTGCAGTCCGCCGGCCGCTGTGTCGGCCGCGCTGACCGCGGTTGTCGGAACCTGAATGTCCCACTTATCGCGGGCCGTCGGCGCCGAGACGTACTGCGGAGCGTTCACAGCCCACTGCACCGCGCCGTCGAGCTTGTCGGCCAAGAGCTTGTCGTTGAACTGCCAGCGAACGCCTGCGCTCGCATCGTTGGAGCCGACCGTCTGGCCCCCCAAGTCCTGGAAGCCGTTGTTGGTCGTGGCCTTCGGGATGGCAAGCTGGTAGGCGACTGGAATGCCAGGCCACTCAGTATTGAGCACCCCCACGTAGGCCTTAATCATCGGCACTACGGTTGCCAGGGTGTTGTACGACGGCCCGAGCGAGTTGGTCAGGTGGTTGACGCAGAGCTGCGTAAACATCGGGACGCCGCCGTTCAGCGTCGTACCCTTCGCGATTAGGTCGAACTTGCGAGCGGTCTTGCTCCGGCCGTTGACGGCGATGTCGGAAGGACCGGTGCCGGGCACCGCCATGTTAGTGCCCAGGAACATGGCCGACGATGCGGTGTCGAGCATAGCGCGGGAGAACACGCCACCGCCGCCGCCGGCAGGGAAGGCGTTGCCGGTCTCGTTCTGGCCGTAGAAGATGCTGTCGCCGAGTGCCATCGGCACGGGACGGCCATCGTGCCCCTTACACGCGACCCATGATGCGCCATAGAGCGTCCCGCCCAGGCGGCCCGACGTGTTGACGGTGCCGCTCGTTAGGAAGGCTGCGGCACTGGTGGCCTGCCCGACCTGCCCCTCGCCGAGCGTGGTGTTGACCTCGATGCCTGATGGCACGTAGCCGCCAGCCGCCACGTTGAAGGCGACCCGGGCGTAGCGCCGCACGCCTGCCGGGATCGCTGCCGCAACCGCCCGGTAGAGAGCGCCGACTGAGTTCGTGGCCGGATCAAGCGTGATGCCTGCCTGCCCGCCCGGAACGCCGAGTGCGGCATCCGCGACGGATACCGCGGTGAACCAGGTCGCGGTGCCGGGCGTCGCGCCGTAACCGATGGACACGCCCTCGACATTGAAGGCGTTGGTCGCGGCAAACTCGTTGTCCGTCGGCACGGCGCTGGTGTAGTGCGCCGGCAGGGCGATCACGTAGTCGTTAGTCGCGTATGGCGCGACGCCCAGGTCCATGTGCGAGCACATGAACTCGCGGCTGGCGGTCGGGATGGCCCGCGCGGTGGGCGTGCGCAGCCGGTTGCTGGCGAAATAGAACTTGTCGGGTTGGGTGTAGACCGGGCGCGTGACCGGCGGCGCGGCCAGGACCTTGCCGGCGCTCACGCGGGCCGTGCCGTCAATGACGATGGCGTTGCCGGCAGGCGGCTTGCTTGCCAGCGTAAACGTGACCTTGCCCGCGACGTCCACGTTCTGCGTCGCGAGCGCGGCTCCGCCGGCGGTGACGTCGAACAGGCTCGCGGACGTACCCGGCTTGAAGCCCAGATAGGTGTAGGTCAGGCCGTTGGCCGACACGGTTGGGCTGGACGAGCCAGTCCCGCCCCCGAAGAGGCCGAAGGGGAATCGCTGTCCCATGGCGTTTACGCCAGGACCGTGACGACGACGGTGGCGGTGGTGCCCGCCACGTTGAGGTCGGTGACCTCGATGTCGTCGATCTGGGCGTGCCCGTCCTTGGCGCGAACCGGGTAGAGCGAGCCATCCGACATCACGAGCATGGCGATACCGTCGGCGCTGCAGGCGATGCCGACGCCGGAGCCGGACGGCACACCGCCCTTGTTCGGGGTGATGACGCGCGCGGTCTTGTACTTGGCGGCCATGGTAGTGGCTCCATTCGGTAGGGATGCGAGGTGGGCGAGGGATGGCGGGCCGGTGCGCTACTGCGTCGGGTCGGCCGCGAAGAGGTTGACCTTGGTGGCGCCGGCGGCGGCCCCGAACAGGTCGAAGTTGATCAGCACCGCCAGGGACAGGATCGTCGCCGGCAGGGTGCGCGAGCGCTGCGCTTTAATGCTCACCGCGGTGTGGGTGTCGTTCGTCCCATCGCTGGTGAAGGTCCGGCCCGTGATCTGCACGACGACGGGCGTGCCCGGGTCCTCGACCATGTACGTGATCGGCGGGACTTTCCCGACGGCGCACACGATCGGGCGCGCGAAGGTCCAGGTGAGCGTGCCGTCGGGCGCCGTGGTCAGCACAGTCCGCTGCACACGGGCGGCGTGGGTGTGATCCTCACGTGCGAACCGGGCCGAGGTACCCTTACCGCTGTCGAGCGCGGTGGCGGGCGGCGTGACGCTGGCCGGCGCCGGCATCATGGCGGCGACCATCGCCTCAACGAGCTGTTGGCTCTGGCCCGTCCCGTACCCGGGCATGGTCAGCCCCCAACGCCGGTGGTGATCTCGACCGAGGGCGTGCCCGACTCCACCGCCAGGGCGACGAAGTGCTCGGACTGCTGGATGGTCCAGTACTCGACCGCGCCCGGGGCGATGCCGGCCGAGCCGCCGGACGCGCCCGGGATCGCGGCGACGACGTCGGCTTTGCCGAACTGGATGAAGACCTCGACCGTGCCGCGGTTGCGCACGCGCACCTGACAGCCGCTGCCCGAGGGCGCGCCGGCGAGGCGGACCGCCGTACCGGCGACGGTCACGGCGGAGAGACGGAGGGTCGCCGCAGCGTTGGGGCGGAAGGGCTGTAGGTCGGACATCAGGCGCCTGCCATCGTCGGAGCGGCGGGCTCGCCCATCGCGCTCGGGTCAAAAGAAAAGGCGCCCTGGGGCGCCTCGGTCTGTTCGGCATGCATCTGGCCCGGGATGGGGTCCGGCAGCCCTGGCGGACCACCCTGCGCGGCGGGATCGGGCTCCTGCGCCTCGGCCGGAGGGGTCATCTCCTCCATCAGCATGGAGACGAGGTCCGAGAGCTGCTGGAGTGCGTTGGCCAGCGCGTCGACGCGCGGATCCTCGACCGGACCGCCGGTCGCGCCCTCCGCCGGGCGGCTGGCCTCGGCGATACGGGCCTGGTGATCGAGCACGGCTTTCTGGAGCTCGCCCTGGATCTTCGCCATCTCGGCCTGGAGCTTCTGATGCTCCACCTCGAGCTTCGCGCCTTCGAGTTCGTGCTTGGCCGCTTCGAGCTGCTCCTGCCGCTGCTGGGCCTGCATCGCGGCCTGCTGCTCAGGCGAGGACGGCACGGGCGGCGGCGGGGGCTCGCCGCTCTCCTGCGCCTCCTCGGCCTGGATCTGGGGCGGCAGCATGGTGCGGATGCGCTTGGCGATCTTGTCCGCCATCGGCCAATCCTGGGCCTTGGCCAGGAGGTCGAGCACCAGGGGCGCAACGTCGGGCGCGGCCTGGACGAGGGAGATCATGCCGTCGAGCGCGGCCTCGCGCCGGGTCGTGTACGAGGCACCCATCTCCATGGCGACGTCGTAGGCGCCGACCGTGACGTCGTTCTCCAGCACCTGGGCCTTGCCGTCGATCGCGAGGCCCTTCGGCTTGTTGATGTCGACGAGGTCGACCTTGCCGTCCTCGCCCACGATCCGGAGCGTGCGTGCCGTGTCGTAGATGTGGGGGATCAGGTCGCAGACGATCGCGCCGGTGTGCCGGATCGAGCGGCTGAAGTTCACGATGTAGACGAAGGACCCGACGTCGCCCTCCTGCTGCCGGGCGCGGATCGCCTTGCCCGAGGTCTCGTTCGAGCGGGCCCCGAGCGAGGCGTCGTAGATGCCGGTCACCGCTTTGATGTCCTCGGCGGACTCGCGGGTCAATTCGGCGAGGCCGGACGAGGCGACGGGCGGCGCCTGGCGCTGCGGCGGGGTTGGGAACTTCGGATCCGCATTGAAGGGCAGGAAGGGATGGGCCTCGGTGTTGGCCGTCTCCCAGATGTGCTCGTAGCCTTTGAACTGGGCAGCGCTACCGACGAAGCCCGCCTTCGGCTGGAGGCCCACGACCTCGGTCTGGGTCGAGCGGGCATAGTTGTAGGCGCGCTGCGCGTCCTTTGCCTTACGGACCACGCCGCGGCGGGTGCGCTTCTTGCCGATGGTCATTTCGATGCCGATTGCCGGCACCACCGGGATGAACCGGCCCTTCCACTCGATTGGGCCTTCCAGGATGTCGGTCGCGCTGATCAGATAACTTTCGACCTTGTGGCCGTCGCGCTGCTCGATGCGGGCACCGACGGACTCGGCCAGGGCAAGCTTCTCGGCGTAGTCGTCGGCCGCCTTGTCGGTCAGGTCCAGGATCTCGCCGTCGGGCATCAGGGCGAGGGTCTTCTTGACCGGGGTCTTCACCCAGTACTTAGCGACCCGAACGATGTCGGCCGTCACCCATTCCGTGAGGCTGCGGCCGGCGTTGTCCGCGTCGCCGATGTCGGCTGCCGGGTGGTCGGGATAGGTCTCCTCGTAGATGTCCCGGCTCATGTCGAAAGGCACGAAGCAGAACTTCGCGTCCTCGCGGGTCGGCAGCACCGCATCGGGGTCCCAGCGCACACCGATGCCGTCCGGGATCGGAGCGATGCGGATCTCCTGCTCGAACGTGGAGTCGGAGCCGTACTCGGTCAGGACCTGCCAATGGCCGATCCCGGCCGTCACCTGCTGGTCGGCCGCCGCGAAGTAGGCTGCAGGCGCGTCGGAGCGGTTCTCGACGTACCGGGTCATACCGGCGATGGTGTCGGCCGTCTTGACGTCGCCACGGCTGTCGACCGGCACGACCTTGATCGCGGGCCGCATCTGCCGGATGTCGCCTGTGATCTGCAGGATAGACGTGCCGAGGCGATCGAACTCCAGGCAGGGCCTGCCTTCACGGGCGCGCTTGGCCTCCTCGGTCCACTGAGCGCCCTCGACCTCGACGAACTCCAGGTCGGAGTAGGCTTTCTCGCGGTTCTCTCGATCAGCATCGTCGGCGCGATGCCAACGGCGCATGGCGATCTCGTGCACCGAGCGCTTCGCTGACGCGGCCTTCGGCTCTGGCTTCGCCGCGGCGGCGGCCTTCGGGCGACGTGGTTGCTTCGCGGTCATCAGGTACCCATCCAACCGCCGGCGCGCCGGGCGCCGGTCTTGATCACGAGCGGAGCGGCGTCGACCACAGGCTCGGCGAAGGTCAGCGCGACGGCGTCCCAAAGGTCAGGCGAGGGGATGCCCATGCCGCGCATCTTCTCCTTCGACCAGAGCTGCACCTGGCCGCGCGAGTTGTGGCCGTAGCCGGTGGAGCAGGCGTCGGCCTGGATCTCGTCCTCGTCCGGCAGGTCGACGCCGGCCGGGTCTTCGAGCCATTCGAGCGAGTTGAGCCAGATCTCGGCGCGCCGGTTAAGCGGGCCGGGCAGCTTCTCGCCGGTGGTGGGCGAGTAGCGCTCTTCCTGGATTGGGGAGCCGCCGAAGTTGACCGGGACGACGATTCCCCGGCCGGGCGAGCCGTAGCCGCGCTCGACCAGGATGTCGTAGACGCCGGCGCCGTAGCCGCCCGTCACGTCGATGAAGCACTTCACCGGATTGTCCCGGTCGATGTGGCCCGCGACGTAGTTCGCGCTTTCCGGGATCGACATGCCCGGCTTGCCGCCGGCCCAGAGGACCTTGCGGCCGCGGCGCTTGGCCAGCGCGTGGCGGTCGCCGCCCTGGTGGGCCGGATCGTAACCGAACACGAGCGGGCCTGAAGGCTCCACGGTGCGCTTGCGGGCGGCCATGACCAGCTTGGCGCTGATCAGCCCGTTGGTGTTCGCCATCTGGAAAGCCTCGGCCGCCGTGGCGGGGTATTCCTGCCGGAACAGGGACTCGCCGAGGTCCGCGATCTTGCGGCGGCGCCAGAACATCTGATCGTGCTCGAGGCCGTGCGCCTCGGCGTAGTCGATCTCGGACTCGCCCTGCTCGTCGGGGTCGGCGGAGAGCGCGAAGTCCGGGGGCGCGACCTTGCGATAGCCGTCATCCCAGAACCACGGGACGAAGATGGGCTGAAACTCGGACTCGCCCCGCTCCGCCTTCCGCCATTGCTGGTGGAAGTAGTTCCCGACCCCGTTGGCCGTGCTTTCGAGGATGACCTCGGTGCCGGGCTCGTCCGCGATGGCCTGGAGGATGCCCGACGCGTGGCTGTGCGCGTGCGGCCAGAACCCGACCTCGGAGCCGTGGAAGAACTGGAGCGTGTTGCCACGCCCGACCGCCTTCGAGCCCGCCGTTCCTACCTTGTACCCGCTGTCGAGCCGGTCGAAGAGCAGCTCCTTGGCGTTGGCCGCCCCGGCGGAGGGACGCACCAGCGACGGACAGTGCTCGTGGTAGCGCGACACCATCTCGAACAGCGCCGCGGTCGAATCCTCTTGGTGGGTCAGGATGAAGGTCCGAACGCCGCGGTTGTGGCTGGTGCGCCAGAAGAACCGGCCGCCGATGTAGGTCGAGGCACCTGTCCGACGTCAGCACCTGTGGGACAGATTGAGGGTCTTCACGAACGGAGGATGGCTGGTTCATCGTAGCCCCTGAGGAGCGAAGATGAAGCAGACATC